GATATAAAGGAGATGAATAAAATGAATGATAAAAAAACAAATAAAATTATGTCATCGGAAGAATTAGATGATGTACTACCAAAATACGAGCCTATAAAATTGAGTGGTAAAAATTTAGCTCAAAACTATGTTAGTGCATTTAATACCGGTATGAATATATACCAGTGTGTTAATTATTTACAAGGTAATATTGACTTGACTATTAAAGCTGTTAACGATGTTGTAAAGTCATGGAACACTGAGGTAAGCGAATCTATCGATCAGTCAAAAGCTATTGTACGTGAAACTACAACAGAACAATTCAATGTTGAATGGACAAATAAACAACCTGAATTAATTGAGCAAGTTAATACATTAACTACTAATCAATTTAATAATGAAAAATCTATATTTAATGATGAATTAAATACATTAAATGCACGTATGGATACATTCAGTAATCATAATTTATTGATTAATCCGGATTTCAAAATTAATCAGAGAGGTGATACAAGCTACGAACAACAAGGTTATTCAGTAGACCGTTGGAAAATTTGGAATGTAACAGTTACGCCAAACGCTAATGGGGGTATCACCGTCAAGAACGATAAATACACAGACAATGGAACATTTATCCAAATTTTAGAGAATGCAACAGAAGCTGATTCTACATTATCATGCTACGTTACATTAGTAAGTGGAACGGTTACTATGGTTGCAGATGATAATTCACAAGTTGTATTGAAACAAGGGTTAAATGTTGTACATACAAGTAATAGCACAAAAAACTTTACAATCTTTTTGAATCAAGGAGCTAGCATAACTCTTAAATGGGTTAAATTAGAACAAGGAAAAGTCGCAACGGCATTTATTGCTCCTAATATGGCAGAAGAGATAATTAAGTGTAAGCGGTATTTTCAAGCATTAAATGTATTTGAAGGGTTTGTTGGTTCAGTATCATATTGGAATTTATATACGAAATTTTATGTCGGTGCTATGCGTACAACATCACCAACAATTATCTCTAATGTATCATCCGCAACAATTAATTTAAGTGGAAATGACACGGAAACAAACTTACAACTAAGTAATAACATTTCACCAACAATGTATTTAAACGAATTAATTATTACGCACAAGTCTGCCACAAATTTCGGGTATAACGCATTTACTGCTTGTATATTTAGAAGTGCTATCACATATAATGTAGATGCGGAAATCTATTAGGAGGAAGCTATGAACGAATATAAAGTATACGTATCCTTATTAGACGGATACATCACATCTATTAATTCAGATATTTTCTTATCACAAGAAGAAATTCAAACTATGACAGAAATTGCTAAAGGACAAGGCGATAAATACGCACATGCACAAAGTCAATATCTAGAAAAAGGATTAGTTGATGAATTAGGTAGATACAACTACAAATATGTAGAAGGTAAAGTGATTGAGGTTGAAGAAGAAGATAAGCCTAAAGTTGTTTATCCAGAACAACAAGCAACGGCACAAGATAAGATTGAGGCACAGGTTATGTACACAGCATTAATGACAGATACACTTCTAGAAGAAAGCGAGGCTTAATTTATGTTTGAAAAAATTAAAAGATTTTATGATCTAAAACTATATACAGATAAGCACGTAAGAAAGTTTTGCGAAAAAGGAATCATTACTGCTGATCAGTATAAAAAAATTACTAGTGAAAACTACTAATAAGGCTATAATGTCTAGCCTTTTTTATATATGATATAGAAGGAACAAAATAAAAATTTAATGAATAAACACGGATATTAATTCCGTGTTTTATTATATAATATAGAAAAGGAGTGATAAATATGAATAAAAAAGAATGTGAATTATCAAGTATATATAAGATGAAAAAACCGGAAGATATTCCCTATAACTTACCGGAAGGTTTAAGCGTTTATTTTTATATCGAGTTTTATATGCAAGCTATGCACGTACTAAAAGATGTTGATTATGAACGATATAATATCTGTGAAGAAAAATTAAGAGAATTAACAATATTAGAAGAGGAATTAAATTTATGAAATCAGGCCAAAAGTTAGTACATGATGGGCATGAAGTGTGTTTATTTCCTATGGAAACCATGAATGTCACACAATGGTCAAGTCCATCGTCATATAGCCACTGTTGTGGGCACCCATTCGATAATGCAATTAGTGGGCAGGTTCGCGTGCCCGTTTACGCACCTTTTTCATGTCATTTAGTACACACGTATTCCTCCGGAAACACGCGAGTATATCAAAGTGATAATGAGGTATGGACCCCAAGTGGTTTAAAGAATGTAACTGTGAGTTTTACACATGACCCAAACCCACCAACCGCAACACAATATAAACAAGGTGATCTAATTTATCATACGGGTACGGCTGGCATGGCTACAGGCGATCATTGTCATATCGACCAATCTTTTATACTAAACGCTGCTCTAGTTAGTTATGGTGTTGTGTGTACCTATGGCAATGAATGTTATGCGTTAAGTGGTTCAGAATTACCAAATAATGTGTTTTATGTAAATGATACTAATATTGTAAATGGATATGGTCAACAGTGGAAAACATTTGAAGGTGGACAACCTCCAACCCCACCCGAACC